GTACCGAGGACGTGCTGCGAGTCCCAGCGGTGGGAGTCAAGCAGCTTAACCTGTCCCGTCGGTACGCGCTCCTGGATCGTCTTTTTGAAGGCCCCGCGTACGATCACATCCCCGTCCTCGTCGCGGTCCCACGTGGAAGCATAGCCCTCGACGGTGCCTGCCGACTCGTCATAGCCCTTGACATGAAACTGGACGGTCTTGAACGTCTTCGACACGCTCTCACCTCCTTAAACGATTACCGGCACGATGGTGCACCGGCAATGCGGGTGAAGGGGCGGATGCCGGATCGGCTCATACGTGATCCGGTACGGCCGCTCCACTCCATCCGGTAGCCACTCATCGCCCAACTTGAACAGCTCACCGCCCGTGGCCCAGCGCTTGCCCCTGAGTGCTGAGCAGTAGGGGCAGGCGTCGCCCGCCGGCAGCCATTCGACCATCTCCACGCCCACCTGCTGGTAGGCCATCACGGCTCCGGCGTTGGTGGCGCGGATCGTCTCCGTCCGGGCAACCCGCTCCGCGCGGGCCACCGTCCAGTCGTCGAGTTCCGCCACAAGCCGGTCGCGCATTTCCACGACGGTCAGGCCATCCCGCTGCCCGGCGAGGATAATCTCGCGGATTCGGTCCTGGCTCGCTTGCGTGAGCGCCTCGGCAAAGGGGAACGTGTACTGCTCCACGAAGCGCTGCGCGAATTCGTTGTCCAGCGCGAACGCCACATCCAGCTCAGCGCCCGCGTCCTTGGCCGCGGCGCTCGATCATTTGAGCGCCGCGGCCAAGGACGCGGGCGCTGAGCTGGATGTGGCGTTCGCGCTGGACAACGAATTCGCACGGCGATTCGTGGAGCAGTACACGTTCCCCTTCGCCGAGGCGCTTTCGCAAGCGAGCCAGGACCGCATCCGCGAGATCATCCTGGCCGGGCAGCGGGACGGCCTGACCGTCGCGGAAATGCGCGACCGGCTGCTGGAGGAATTCGACGACTGGTCGGAGGCGCGGGCGGAGCGGGTGGCCCGGACGGAGACGATCCGAGCCACCAACGCCGGAGCCGTCATGGCCTACCAGCAGGCGGGCGTGGAGATGGTNGAATGGNTGCCGGCGGGCGACGCCTGCCCCTACTGCNCGTCCCTGAGGGGTAGGCGATGGGCAACGGGCGGCGAGCTGTTCAAGCTGGGTGAAGAGTACCATCCCGAAGGTGTGGAGCGGCCGTACCGGGTCAATTACGAGCCAATCCGCCACCCGCCCTTGCACCCGAACTGCCGATGCACCATCGTGCCGGTGATCTGAGGAGGTGAGAAAGGTGTCCAAGATGTTCAAGACCGTCGCGTTCCAGGTCAAGGGCTATGACGAGTCGGCGGGCACCGTCGAGGGCTACGCNTCCACGTGGGATCGCGACGAGGACGGGGACGTGATCGTCAAAGGTGCGTTTAAAAAGACGATCCAGGAGCGGGTCCCAACCGGACAAATTAAACTCCTCGACTCCCACCGCTGGGATTCGCAGCACGTCCTCGGTACTGTGGTCGAGGCCCGCGAGGAGGAGCGCGGTCTGTGGATCAAGGCCGTGTTTGCCTCGACACCCGATGCGCAGGCGGTGCGCCAGAAAATCCTCGAGGGGCATCTGAACAGGTTTAGTATCGGCTTTGAAATCCTGCGCGACGAGATTCGTCGCGACCCGGACGGAAAGGTCACGCGGTACATCTACGAAGTCAAGCTGTACGAAGTCAGCGTCGTGCCGTTCCCGGCCAACGAAAACGCCGTCATTGTCGCGGCGAAGGCGGTGGTACCGTTCCAAGACCTCCCGCTGGCCGACCGCGACCGGGTGTGGGATTCGGACGCGGCGGTGCAGCGGGTGCGCCGGTGGGCCTCCAGCGATGGGTCCGGGGAGAAGGACAAGATCGACTGGAGCCGCTACCGGCGCGCGTTCGTGTGGTACGACGCCGACAACCCGGAAAACTTCGGCTCGTACAAGCTGCCCATCGCGGATGTGATCGACGGCCAGCTCCGGGCGGTGCCGCGCGCCATCTTTGCGGCAGCTGCCGCCGTACAGGGGGCGCGGGGCGGCGTGGATGTGCCGGAGGATGATCTGCCGGCTATTCGCCGACACCTGGCCCGCTATTATGAAAAGCTCAGTGAGACGCCGCCTTGGGAGCGCGAAGACAGCTTGGATCAGATTGTCGCCGAGATCAAGGCCGGGCGGCGCAACAGTTCCGCCGATTTTGAGCGCATCGCCAACGCCATCGAACTACTGTTCTCTGTCCTAAATGACGACGAAAAGGTGCAAGTGCTGGAGCATATTGCTCCGCCGCTTATCGAAGAGGATACGGCGGACGATTCGACGTTCTCCACCGACGCGGGCGAGCAAAGCGCTGCTTCTGAGAAGTCGGCTTCGGTGCCGGCACTCGTGGCGGCGCTTGAAATTTTGAGCACAGAACTTGAGCTAATGGAGGTGCAGGAACTATGAACCTGAAGGAAATGGTCGGACGTGCTCGGCAACTCGTTGAAGAAGCGCGGCGCATCGTCGAAGAGTACGAGGGCAAAGACATGCCTGCAGACAAGGCCGCGCAAGTTAAAAAGCTTCTGGAAGAGGCGCGTGGTCTGAAGGAGCGGGCGGACCAAATCGCTGAGTTGAAGCGCCTACAGGCATGGTTCGATGAGCCGCAGTACAAGCGGCCCATGAGCGACGCTGATGTCAAGGCCCGTGCGCCGGAAGACGAGCCGCAAGCGAAGGAAGGTGGCGAGCTTCCGCCGGATCTGAAGAAGAAGCAGACGGCTGCCTTCTTCAAGGCCCTTCGCGCTGGTGTGGGCACGTTGACGCCGGAGGAGCGGCAGCTGCTGAACCCCGAGCGCAAGGGCTTGGTGGTCGAAAAAGCGTTGGTTGAGGACGCCACGGGTGAAATTCTGGTGCCGGAAGAGATCGAGGCGGAGATTTACCGCACGCTGCCCCGGATCACGGTGATTCGCCCGCTGGCGACGGTGCGGCCCACCACCTCCAACCGTGTCCGTCGTCGTAGCCTGACGGAACTCCAGGTCGGCTGGGGCAAGCTGGAGACCGGGAAACAGATCACCGAGTCCACGCCGACGCCGGGGCAAGAGTGGCAGTACGTCGAGGACCTGTACGGCCTCGCGAAGATTGGCGAGGACGAACTGGACGACACGGACGCCAACCTGGTCGAGTTCGTGGCGGACAGCTTTGCCCGTGCCATTGCCGAGGCCGAGGACACGGCGTTCGTCGTCGGGACCGGCCATGCCAACGAGCAGCCGGAAGGGATCCTCAATGCAGCCGGTGTGCAGCGTGTGGATGCCGGGCAGACGGCTGCCATCCACACGGACGACGTGCTCAAGCTCATCTACGCCATTGAACCGCAGTATCGCCGCAATGGCGTGCTGATTATGAACTCCGAGACCGAACTGGCCTTGCGGTTGCTCAAGGACAACAATGGCCAATACCTTTGGCAGCAGTCGCTGCAAGCCGGTATGCCAAACACATTCGCCGGTTACCCGATCTACAACCATCCGGACGTACCGACCATCCCGGGGGATGCCGGTCAAACCGGAGACGTGATCATCTTCGGCGATGTCCGTGCGGGCTACCGGATCCTCGACCGGCAGGGCATGACCATCAAGGTCCTGGACCAGCTCTACGCTGAGCAGGGCCTGATTGGCTACCGCGTGCGGTACCGCGTTGGTGGCGGCGTGATCCGGCCGGACGCCCTGGCGGTTCTCCGGGTGTCCTCCTAATGGTGAGGTGAGAGCATGAAGGTCAAGATTCTGCGTGGTGTCGCAGCGGCCCGGCGGGCTTATACCGCCGGGTCCGTTGTTGATCTTCCGGATTGGCTGGCCGTCCGGTGGTGCGAGGAGGGTGTGGCAGAACCCGTAGACCCCGCTGAACTCGAGTCCCTGCTGGCCGAGGAGAGCAAACCGGACGGAGAGGAGAAGGCGCAAGAGGGGCCTCCGGAGACGAAGGCCCACCAAGCCCCGTCGGAAGACAAGGAGGCGGGGGTGACAGAGGATGCTGGTGACGCTGGCGGAAGTGAAGGAAACGCTCGAAAGTCCGCCGGAAGACGACGCGCTGCTGGCCAATCTGATTGACCGCGCGTCGCGGGTCGTCGAGCGCTACACGGGGCGTGTGTTTCTGCACACGAACCTGACCGAGCGGCACGATGGCGGTTCCGCGACCCTCTACCTCCTTCGGAGGCCCGTGGTGCGGGTGGTCAGCGTTACGGACACGGAAAACGGCATTGCCATGCCGGAGNAACAGTACGTGATCGACCCCGGGGCGGGGATGCTCATTCGCCGTTTGGGGAAGTGGGAACCAGGGGTGCGCCGGTGGGAGGTTAACTACATTGCCGGATATGGCGCGACCTCGGACGAGGTTCCGGGGGACGTAAAGCAGGCTGTGATCCATCTGGTGGCGGCGTGGTATCACCGCCGCGACCCGGGCGTGACCGCTGAACGCATCGGCGACTACAGCCGCGACGTGGAGGCGGGACTGCCCCAGCAAGTGCGTGAACTGTTGGAGCCATACGTCGAGGTGGTGATCTGACGTGCTCGCCGGCCTGCTCAATGAGACTTTGACGGTGGAGCGAATCACCCGAACGCACGACGGACAGGGTGGCTGGCGGGAAGGCTGGCAGACGGTTGGGACCGAGCGAGCACGGGTGCGGCCGGCATCGGCACGGGAAAGGCAGACCGGAGCGGTGACCGAGGCGTCGGTCACGCATGTGGTGTACCTGCGCCTGGAGGCCGACGTCCGGCGGGGCGACCGCCTTGTGCGCGCCGACGGCGAAGAGCTGACGGTCGTGGCCGTGCGCCGGCCGTCTGCCGGTCACCACCTCGAAGTAGACGCGGAGGCGGTACAATATGGCCAGTAAAAACGTCATCATGCGCTGGTACATTGACCGGGTCATGGGCATGGCCACAGAGCATGTCCGGCGCGGTATGACGAAGGCCGTGCTCTTTGCAGAGGCGGAAGCCAAGAAGCTCGTGAGCCGAGGAAACCGGACGGGAAAAAACCCGTCCAAACCTGGTGAGCCGCCCAAGACGGTCACCGGTACCCTGCGTTCGAACATTGGCCATGACGTGACGGTGATGGGCGGNGAGGTTATCGGCATGGTCGGCGTGCGCAAGGGTCCGGCGGACAAATATGCGCGGCGGCTGGAGCTGGGGTTCGTCGGTACGGTTAGGGTGCCGTCCCATACCCGGCGGCAGACGCACGTTTTCGGCCGGCGTTTGAAAAGGCCAATCACGGTGAAGGTGCGCGCCTACTCGTACACCGTCTCGCAAGCACCGCGGCCGTACCTCCGACCGGCCGTCTGGAACAACCGCGACAAAATTCTCAAGTTGATTGCGCGCGGGTGATCCGTCGTGGGTGCTGTGACGCGAGCGATTTATGAGCGCCTGGCCTCCGACCCGGTCCTGACGGCTATGCTTGCCACCTACCGGGGGCAGCCGGCGATTTTCACCGCTCCACCACCCGGTGGCGCGCCGTTTCCCATGATCGTCACCATTGGAAACGTGAGTGACGAACCGGACGACACGAAGACCAGCCGGGGCCGGGAAATTCGGCGAGATATCGCGTGTTACACCGAAGCGAAGGGGAGCATGGTGGACGTGGAGGCGATTGCCGAGCGCGTCCGCCAGCTTTTTCACCGCGTTTCGTTTCCCGTAGACGGCTACCGGGTATGGCTTTCCGAGGCCAGCGGCCCGGTGGTGGGCGAAACGGATCAGTCCGTCTATGGTCTTGTGGTGACCGTAAGACTCCGAATGCAGGAGGTGCAATAAGCCATGGCGATGAACGGCGCGCAGGTGCTTGTCTTGGTCAAGACGGCTGACGATGATGGCATGGGCAANCCGGTTTATACACCGGTTGCGGAACAGACCGGCCTTTCTTCGGAGGAAAGCCGCAACCTGATCGAAACGGCGGCCAAGGGCGACGACCACATGAAGCACGAGTACGGGCGCATGTCGTCCACCGTCGAGCTAGAAGCATTGTACGTGCCCAATGACCAAGCGCTACAGGCCATCCGAAACGCCCTCCACAACAAGGAGGAAGTGATTTTGCGCCGTTCTGAGAACGGCGTGGACGTGGAGGNAGCGCGTGCCAAGGTCGAGTCGATCTCGTCCGAGTGGCCGGACGAAGACAACTCGACGGTCTCCGTGACGTTTCAACTCCAAGAACCATGGCGGCCAGTATCCGCCTGATGAGGTGAGGGAGAATGGGTGCAAACAAACATCGGGGTGAAGTAGAGCTGAAGGCGGGGGACAAAACATATGTCCTCCGCTACACAACGAACGCGCTGGTTCGCCTGGAGGACGAACTGGGCAAACCGGCAACGGCCATCGGCGATAGTTTCCGAGAGGCTCGCGCGCTGTTCTGGGCCGGACTGCTTCATGCTCATCCGGAAATCACGGTGGAGCAGGCCGGTGAAATCATGGATGAAGTGGGTCCCACGGAAGCCGTACAGAAGGCAGTAGAAGCCCTGCGACTGGCGTTCCCCAACGCGGTCAAACAGGTGAACCCGGGAAAACAACCGGAAGTATCGGAGGCGACGACTACTGGCGAACGCTCTGCGTGACGGCATTGCGCGCGGGGCTTAAACCGGACGAATTTTGGTCCATGACGCCGGCGGAGGTCCTGGAAGTCATCGAGGCGGATGCCTGGAGGTATGACCGCTGGGGACGGACGCTGGCGACGTTCGTGGCAAGCCTCATTAACACGCGGCCGGGCATGAAAAAACGTGTCCGGCCGCGCGACTTGTGGCGGTCCCGGTTTACTACCGGGGCCGCTGCTGTTTCTCGTGAGGAACGGCAGCGGCAGTTCGAGGCGGCTGTCCGGCTCATGGGCCCGCAGGCGGTCCCTGTGCGCATCCAAACCGGCACCCAACAGAAGGGAGGGTAGGAAAAATGGCACTCAGCGCCATTTTAGGTGAAGCAATTGTCGCGATTCGAGGAAGCCTGGATGAATTCCGAAAAGACCTCGAAAAAGCCCGTGACACGGCTCAACAGACGCTCGGCAAGGCCATGACCGACGTTGGCAAAGGCATGCGCGACGTCGGGCAAAGGTTGAACACCTACCTCACCCTCCCCATCGTGGGTGCCGGTGCGGCCGCCGTGAAGCTGGCCGGGGATTTCGAGTACAGCATGAACGTTCTCCGGGCTGTTTCCGGTGCGACGTCTGACCAGATGGAGCGAATGCGGAAGCTGGCCATCCAGCTCGGCAACGACACGAAGCTGCCGGCAACTTCGGCCATCGACGCGGCCCAGGCCATGACTGAGCTGGTCAAGGCGGGCCTGAGTGTCGAGCAAGCCATGAAGGCGGCTCGTGGCGTCCTCATCATGTCGGCTGCCGCCGAGATTTCCAACGCCGAAGCAGCAGAGATCGCGGCCAACGCCTTGAATGCCTTCGGCCTCAGCGGGGACCAGGCAACCCGCGTTGCGGACCTGCTGGCTAACGCGGCGAATGCGGCCTCGGGTGAGATGGTTGACATCGCCTATGCCCTGCGACAAGCGGCAGCCGTTTCCCACAT